GCAGTAAACAATTTAGTGTCAGCACTGAAATATATCACCAGATAGTGTATACTTATCTAAACAAAGGAATATAATGACTAAAAGTTTACTACAACAAGTAATGGTAAAACAAACAAAGGCAGAAAGTCACATAGATACTAAATCTTTAGTTGAGGCTATTGAAAAAGGCTATCTTGTGGGTCGTGACAAAAAGTTTGTTCAAAAGAAAACATTTGCTCCATCAACAATTGCTTATGGGTTTGGTGAGTGTGCTAGATATTGGTACTTAGCCTTTGATGGCAACGAGTTTGATGACTTGACTACTCCATTCTCTGCTGCAAATATGGGCAATGGTACGTTATCTCATGGAAGAATTCAAGACGCAATTCTTAATTCTGGAATAGCAAAAGTATTTACTGATGAAAAAACTGGCAAGCCAACAACTGAATTTAAAATTAGTAACCAAGATCCTCCAATCTTTGGATATGGAGATGGTATTTTAGTTATTAATGATGAAGAAGTTGTATTGGAAATTAAAACATGCGGAGAAGAAGCGTTTCAATATTATAAAAGAATGAATAAGGCTAAAAAGGGCCATCTTATTCAAATACTTTTGTATATGAAAATTCTTAAGAAAAAAGATGGAGTGTTACTATATGAAAATAAAAATAACCATGAACTTCTTGCAATTCCAGTAAGTGTAAATGATTACTACAGACAATGGATAGACAATACATTTAACTGGCTAAGAGAAGTACGCAAGGCTTGGGAAGATAGAACTCTTCCTAATAAAAACTATCGTGCAAATTCAAAAATTTGTAAGGCTTGTCCAGTCCAAAAGGCCTGCGCTGATGCAGGACCAGGAGTAATTAAAATTGCTCCACTAGAAGGTCTAAGTGAAGCCGTGTAGTTGGTGCGAGAATATGTTTGATGCTACAGTAAGTTATCAAATTTACTGTAGTCCAACTTGCAGAACTGAAGCAACAAAAGTAAAAATTGCTAACAAACAGGCATTAAATAAAAGAAAAAAAAGAATTGGTAAAGATAGGAAATGTGCCAGAGGTTGTGGAACTACCCTTTCAATGTACAACGACGTTAACTATTGTCCAAATTGCACGGTAGATCCAAAAGAATTACATAGAATGCTTAATCAAATTAAAGGTTATATGCAATATGAACAAGAATAAATGGGGCTTTGCCGTTAAGCCAAAAAAAATATGTGCTATTGATGCTAGTACAAACAGCCTTGCCTTTGCCTTATTTGACAATGAAATTCTTGGTACAGTTGGCAAGATTAACTTTGAAGGTAACACAAATTATGAAAAAGTTATGGATGCATGTAATAAAACTAAATCATTTTTAGATTATTATGGAGGTTTTGAAGCCATAGTTATTGAACATACCGTGTTTATGAATAGTCCAAAAGTTGCTGCAGATTTAGCACTTGTTCAAGGGGCCTTGTTAGGAGCAGCAGGATTAACTGGCACAAAAGTTATAGGAACAGTTTCTCCAATAACTTGGCAAAACTTTATTGGTAATAAGAAGATTGATAAAGATGAAAAGTTTGCCATACGATCAGCCAATCCTGGAAAGTCAGAGTCTTGGTATAAAACCTATGAAAGAAATTTACGCAAAGAAAGAACAATAAGGTTTATTAATATGCAGTATGATAGATCTATAACTGACAACGATGTAGCGGATGCTTGTGGTATTGGGCATTGGGCTATAAAAAACTGGGATAAAGCAATGGGAGTTGACAAGTAATGCCAGAGTTAAATGCAAACATTCCACCAATAGAATGTTATGTTCGTGGAAACTTTTTAAGAGATCAAGAAGATAGTCATGATAAGTATTTTCCATGTGTTATCTTTGGAGTTTCAAGTATTAAAAGTAGAAGCCCATTGTTTCATTTTATAATGGAAGATGGTGGAATTTGGTGGAGAATGCCTATTAATGCTTTTTGTACAAAACCAGATGTTCCAGAAGAACCAATTCACAATCTTGTTTTATGGAATTCTTTTAGTCCATATGTTTCAGTTACAAAATTTGAAAATTTAAGCAATATGAGAATGTCTTATACAGACAGAAATAAAACAACTGTACCTGGAAAGTATCTGTTTACACTTGATTGGCATAATCCAGAGACAAACATTTTAGACGATGGATATTCTGAAAATCCAGGACAACATAAATGTGGGCATGTAATTCAAAGAGATGATGGAAATTTTGCTATCCAGCCAAACAATCGTGTAAGATTAAAAGAACCTTCTTTTGTAACAAAAAAAGATTTGGTAATACAAAGGCTTATTAATACAAATAAATGGGATGTTGAAAGTTATGACAAGTGGATGCTTGAAGACTCAAACTCATACGATTATGACATCATTGAGCGAGAGGTTGACAAATAACAACATGGCTGCTAAACTGTATACATCAGAAGTCTTTATGCGTAAACGATATGTTATGGATAAAAAGACTCCAGAAGAGATTGCTAAGGAGTGTGGATGTACAGTAGAGACTGTTTACGTTTACCTTGCAAAATTTGGATTAAGGAAGTCTAAACGATGAGCGATAATTTAAACATTACGGTTGATCAAGTTAGCCATCCAGCACACTATACAACAGACCCATCTGGCGTTGAGTGTTTAGAGATAACTAGGCATAGAAATTTTAATATAGGTAATGCTATCAAGTATCTTTGGAGAGCAGGATTAAAAAATGAAGACAAACATGTTGAAGATTTAAAGAAAGCAATTTTTTATATTCAAGATGAAATCTATAGAATTGAAGGATTAAATCATGTCAACTGAAGTTGAACTTATTGAACATCTAGATCAGATTAATAAAGTAGTAGAAGAATATTTAAAGGGCAGTGACCCAACTAAAATATCAAAAGATTTAAGTATGCCTAGAGTTAGAGTTGTTGCGCTTATAAATGAGTGGAAAGTTATGGCTTCTGCTAACGATGCAATTCGAGGAAGAGCAAAAGAAGCCCTAGCAGCAGCAGATCAACACTATGGTAAGTTAATTTCTAAAGCCTACGAAGTTATTGATGAGGCTGGATTAAACAATAATCTTGGAGCAAAGACTAACGCAATTAAATTAGTATTAGATATTGAATCTAAAAGAATTGATATGCTACAAAAAGCAGGGTTGCTAGAAAATAAAGAATTAGCAGAAGAGATCCTAGAGGTTGAACAAAAACAAGAAGTATTGATTGGCATATTACGTGATATTGCTTCTGAGTACCCACAAGTAAGAGATGAAATTATGAAAAGGTTGTCATCTATTGCTAAAGATAATGAGGTAATAACAATTGTCCACGATGTTCAATGAGTTTTTAGAAGTACTTGAAGACAATAATTTTTTAGAAATTCCAGTAGATGCTAAAACATTTATTGAGTCTCCAAACTATTTAGGTCAGCCACCATTATCAAAAATACAATATGAAATTGTTGAAGCAATGAGCCAAATATACAAACAAGAAGATTTAGAAAAAATAATGGGAACAGTGGAAGGTAAAAAATATTATGACAAATTTACTAAAAACGAAATTATTCTACAACTTGGGAAGGGTAGTGGCAAAGACTTTACTTCGACTGTGGCTTGTGCCTATATTGTTTATAAGTTATTATGTCTTAAAGACCCCGCAAGATACTTCGGAAAACCAAGCGGAGATGCAATAGATTTAATTAACGTTGCTATAAATGCTCAACAGGCTAAGAACGTTTTTTTCAAAGGATTTAAAAATAAAATTGAAAAATCTCCTTGGTTTTCAGGAAAGTATAATGCAAAAGCAGACTCTATTGAATTTGATCAATCAATAACCGTTTATTCTGGACACTCAGAAAGAGAGTCTCATGAAGGTTTAAACTTATTGCTTGCAGTACTTGATGAAATTTCTGGATTTGCTTCTGAAGTTGGAACTGGCAATGAACAGGGAAAGACTGCAGAAAACATTTACAAAGCCTTTCGTGGTTCTGTAGACTCTCGTTTTCCAGATCTTGGCAAGGTTGTATTGCTTTCTTTTCCAAGATATCCAGGAGACTTTATATCGGAAAAATATGATAGCGTAATTGCTGAAAAAGAAGTTGTTGAAAAAACCCATAAGTTTATTTTAAATCCAGAACTAGGAGACACCCCAGACAATTCATTTGAAATTTCCTGGGATGAAGATTATATTATTTCATATAAGTTTCCTGGAATCTTAGCATTAAAAAGACCAACATGGGAAGTAAACCCAACAAGAAGTATTGAAGATTTTAAACATGCATTTTATACAGACTTAGGTGATGCAATGATGCGCTTTGCATGTATCCCAACATTTTCATCAGATGCATTTTTTAAACAAAAAGATAAGTTAGTTAAGTGTATGACATTAAGAAACCCACTAGATTCTAATAGAAGGTTTGATGAATCTTTTAAACCAGACCCAGACAAAACATATTATATACACGCAGACCTTGCACAGAAGCATGATAAGTGTGCTGTTGCTATTGCACACGTTGACAAATGGGTTAACATTCAAGTTATTAAAGACTATGAACAGGTTGCACCAGTTGTTGTTGTAGATGCCGTTGCATGGTGGGAGCCAAAAATTGAGGGGCCAGTAAACTTATCTGAAGTAAAACAATGGATTATTAACCTAAGAAGGCAAGGATTTAACATTGGCATTGTATCTTTTGATAGATGGCAATCGTTTGACATTCAAAATGAACTTAAGGCTGTTGGAATAAATACAGATACAGTCTCAGTTGCTAAAAAACATTATGAAGATTTAGCAATGATGGTTTATGAAGAAAGAATTGCAATGCCACAGATTGATTTATTGCTTCAGGAACTTTCTGAGTTAAAGATTATGAAAGGTAACAGAGTAGATC